CCCGTTAGTAACTATATTGTTAGTAAAAACCGCAGAACCCGCAATAAGCGAGGTGGGTTGATACACTAAATATTTGTACGCGGGTAGGAAAAGAAGTGCTCCATTACCAGTAATATCGGTAGTGAGAACTCCTCTAGTGTGGTGTTGAAAAGCAAAACTTCGTTGAGCTGTCATATCGGGCACTTTGGCACCGTTAGCAGCTAAACAGAAAGGGTCTAACATGCCACAAATCTGCTTACTCATGGAGAGTGAGACTACCTTATCAGGGGTAGAATACGTAACCTTTGTAGACTTTGATTTGGTCTTGCGTTTAGAACGTTTAGAGGACTTTGGTTGCACAGAATTGACGTTGATGTTAATATCAGTCTCTGTTGCTTTATTATTTTTCTTTCTGGCCATACTTACGCCCAGATACCTGGGCGGACACGGGGTATCACGCGAGGCAAGATTACTAGATAATAATAGTTCTTTTGTCTTGGAGTGTCTTTTAACTCCGTACCACAAATGTGTGGTAACAATCTTTCTTTTTACGGTGTAGTTTAACCATCTTTCTTTTGGTAGGTGTAGTTTAACCTGGTTTCAGACCTTAGATATCTGCAATTTCTTTCTCGCGTGTGTACCAATCGATCAAACCTTCGACTTCGATAAGAATCCGATGGTAGTGATGATGATCTGGGTGACCAATATAGGCGTCAAAGGCAACCAGTCTCTCATAGAATAGTTCCATGGATTGTGGTGGATTGAGTATAAAGGTAGCTGCGAATTTTGAAATATTTTCTTGATAACCTCCATTTTTAGTGAAGACTGTAGAGCAGAAGTCATAACGATCTGGTGTCTGAGCTTGATAATCAGTGATTACAATACCTAACACTCTGTAGTAAGAAGTTAAGTCCGGGTTGGTATCTAAGTTATCATCACCAGCTGACCAAACGAATTTGGTGGGTGGAAGACTTGCGATCATTGCAGCCACTTCAGATAAGAGAGACCTCATGTAAGAATTGGCGCTAAAAGTTAGGTACTTGCCAGATGATACTAAGCAAGGGGGTCCAACTAATAGTGAGCCATTTTCGGTTTGGATTACACGATGAGCGTCAGTTATGCCGAGGCCTAAAAGAGTGAAAAAGAATTCGGGGCGATGGATTGTCCGCCAATCGCGTGAGATTAATCCCATACGATCTGCGTAGCCTGCGTAAGCATGCCAATGCATCCAAGGTTTAACGGCGTACTCCCATCCTTGTACATCAGAGGATGATAACATCCCTTCTTTAGCAAGGTGTTCGTAAATACGTTTCTTTCCTTCGGTAGACGTTATATCTAGACGAACCGCCGTTGGGCAGTTAAGATCTTCATTCTCGACTACTAACAAGTTATTGAATAACAGTCTGTAGACGGTGTTGACGATCAAGGAAACCATACATACTAAACGTGGTTTCTTCTCGATTTTCCTCGGTTCACCTTTGATCTTTAATAAAACAGGGTCTGTGAAGTTCAGTTCAAATAGGGTTGTTGCCATTTTAGCATTAAACATCCTATCGGTACCGAAACCTAACACATTCTTAAAGGCACCATACTCATCGTCGTCGAAAAACAGCTTATAAGCCTCTTTACCCAAATGGTGGAGTGCTTTAAGTCTGTCATTGACTAGCTCGTATAATAGAGACTTATCTACGCCCGCATTATTAGCTGCGGAGAAGACAAGCGGTGAGCCTGGTGATTTTGTTTTGTCGATCATTTCGTAAACTTGTTCAAAAACGGATACTTTTAAATTATGACTCTCAGGTTCGAAGAAATTTTCGAATTCCGGGGTGGAGTGAGCGTACCTGTCATAAAACCCCCATGATTCTTTGAATTCCCATGGGGCGGGAATTTGCCTGGCATCTATTGATTGGCCTCTGTCGACGTTGCGGATAAAGATTTGTTCTTGCGTTTCGTCGCTTTCTGTGCTCCAGTAGTATTCTGATTCAAGTTCATCGAGTTCGATGGTTGGAGAGAAATCTGGCAGGGAGGAGAGGGGAGTTGGAGTTTTGCCTGGGCGGCGGCGTTTGACTCTACCAATGCATCCAACGTGGCTTTCATCTGCTGACACATAAGAGTGAGGCTGATAATTGAGGGCTCCGTAGAGGGTGCTGGTGAGATCGGACGCGACGTTTCTAAGACTACTGAGGAACTCGTGAGAATCGGATTCATTGAGTTTTTGCTCTGTTGTAGGAGTGAAACGGTTTGAGAATTCTTCGTCGGTTTGGCGACTAAGACGGCGGTTTTCGGAGTCGTTGCTCCCAAGTCGTTTAAATGGTCTAAAGGGATGTTTCCACTTTCTTGACCGTAACGCTCGATGAGCTTCTGACGTTCGCGTTTTGCGAGTTTCGAATTTCCGTCAACACCTTCTTCAACTAACCACTTATCAAGCTCTCTTGACAATGAGTCGAATTTAGTTCGGCCGTTCGTTGAAACATAAAAATTTCCGAACTCCGAATAATCCTCCCTATCATGAAAGAATCTTTTGTACTCGTGCTCATACTCGTCGAAATCGTCATAACCAGCACGTCTGTTTAATGCTATGCGTTGCCGCACATCAGCAAATGACCATGGGTCCTCTGACTGTTCGTCGGATGAGGTGGAACTTTCGGCAGTGATGCCTAAAGATTTAGTCCGGGGTGGAGAACAAAAGTGATAAAACGTGGTGAATACATTAAGTGGTTCCGGTGAGGTTTGAGAACCTGAGTGGACGCCTACAACCTTGCCATTTTGGATAATTGGAGCACCCGACATGCCTGGTAGACTTTCGTAATCTGCACAAAACATATGATCATCTTGCGACGATCTTGATTTTATACTTCCTACGCAATTAAATCGCTTGGATTTTCCACCAGAAACTTGTATCGCGTGAATAGCAATTGGCTTGCTAATAATTAACGGGCCGAGAGTGTAGATTTTAACACCTAATCTTGACGTTAAGCTTTTGATAACTTCTAAAAGAATTAGATCTTTTGCTACGAGACGCGTGGTTTTTGTGTCTAATTTGTGCGTTTCATTGTTGACTTTCACGAGCATAGGTTCGCCTGGATATTCATCCATGCCAGTGAGAACGTGGGTAGCCGAAACCAGCCAAGTCTTACCTGCAAAGGCGGCAAAGAAACCTGTTCCAATTGACGTTGCTGAGATCTCACCACGCATGGCAAGGAGAACTAGTCTCGAATCATCTACAACTTCCATCGGTCTACGAATTCCTAACGACATTTCTGGCGTGAATTTGGAAATCGCATTGGTAACTTTGATAGCTTGAGAAACTTCATTTCCGAATGTGCTAAACTTAACCGTGGGTAAAACCAACGACCAAGATACGACGTGTTCAAGGATAATGAGGATCGAACAGTAAGCGACAATCATCAAGGTAAGATCAAATTGTGAAAATTGATGAATAATGATGCCGAATACAAGGAAACATCGCAAGAAAAACCCAACCTGGGAATCTGCGAGCAAAAGGGTGCATGTTATGGCTCTAGTTTGTTGAATCAAATAAGGGCCCCATTTAACTGAGGCGGTTTTAAGAAAT